AAGACGGCCGCAGCGGCATCGTCGACCACGTGAACAAGATCAAGATCATCGACGCGACCAAGCCGCTGGCGGATCTGGCGAAGCACTTCAACATCTTCGAGGATCACCAGAAGTCCGGCGCGGGCGAGATGCATGTGCACATCGAGGGCAAGGACACCCAGCTATGACCCAGACGCCGATCGCTGCGGCGGTCCGGGCGGAGTTCAAGATCACTCCGGCCCAGGACCGGGCCATGGACATGCTCATCAGCGACGCCACGCACTGCGCGCTGGGCGGCGGTTCGCGTTCTGGCAAGACGTTCCTGCTGGTCCGGGCGGTACTCATGCGGGCCATCAAGGAGCCCGACAGCCGGCACGCCATTTTCCGTTTCCGGTTCAACTCGGTGAAGGCCTCGATCATCCACGACATCCTGCCCAAGGTGCTCAAGCTGTGCTTCCCGACACTGCCGCCTGTGGGCGAGATGCTGAACAAGACGGATTGGTTCCTGACGCTCCCCAACGGCAGCGAGATCTGGTTCGGCGGTCTGGACGACAAGGAGCGGACCGAGAAGGTCCTGGGCCAGGAGTTCGCCACGATCTACTTTAACGAGTGCTCCCAGATCCCCTGGGGCTCGGTCGTCCTGGCCCTCACCCGTCTGGCCCAGAAGACCAAGTCGCTGCGGCTCAAGGCCTACTACGACTTCAACCCGCCCAGCAAGCAGCACTGGACCTACCTGCGCTTCGTGGAGAAGAAGAACCCCGAGACCAAGCTGCCCGAGATCAAGCCGCACAAGTTCGGCTTCTACCTGATCAACCCGGCGGACAACAAGGACAACCTCGACCCCGAGTACCTCGAGATGCTGGAGAGCCTGCCCGAGAAGGCTCGCAAGCGCTTCCTGCTGGGCCAGTTCGCGGACGACTCGGACGGCGCGCTGTGGACCATCGAGCTGCTGGAGCAGAACCGCGTCCTGGGCCGGCTCGGGGAGGAGCTGCCCGAGTGGCTGCGGATCGTCATCGCGGTCGACCCGAGCGGCACGAACGGCGACCCCGACACGCGCTCGGACGAGGTCGGCATCGTTGTGGTCGCCCTGGGAACGGATGGCGACGGCTACCTGCTCGAGGACCTGTCCGGCAACTACAAGCCCGAGGAGTGGGGCGAGATCGTCAAGGAAGCGTACCACCGGCACAGCGCGGACCGGGTCGTGGCGGAGACGAACTACGGCGGCGACATGGTCCGCGCGGTCATCCACGCTGCTGACGCCAACATCCCCTTCGAGGAGGTCCGGGCCACGCGGGGCAAGGTGATCCGGGCCGAGCCGATCGCGTTCCTGTACGAGAAGCAGCGACTGCACCACGTCGGCTTCTTCCCCGAGATCGAGGACCAGCTGTGCGCCATGACCATGGCCGGATACATGGGCCTGCGCTCACCGGACCGGGCCGATGCTGTGGTGTGGGGATTCACGGCCCTGTTCCCGCAGATGACCAAGAAGGTCGACAAGGAATGGCGCCCGCCGACCGTCAAGAGCCAGCCCAGGACGGCACGTCGACTTCCATCATCGAGACGTTACGGGCGATGACGATTTGACCTACAATGTCAAGTCATGCATCATTCGTGCCAACCACCAAGAGGAAATCGTCATGGCCGCAGCCGTCCCCGCCCTGTTGGGCACCGTTGCCAGCACCGTGCTGGGCAAGCTCATGGAGCCGAAGCAGCCCAAGCTGCCCGAGACGAAGACGGCGCCCACTGCTGGCGATGATGCCCAGACCCGCGCCAAGCTGCAGCGCGCGGCTCAACGCAAGTACGCTGGTGCCGGCCGCGAAGGCACCGCCCTGTCCATTGGCTCCAAGCTGGGGTAACCGATCATGTCTGACATCGTCAAAGCACTCAATCCTCTCACCGTTCTGAAACAGCTGACTGGTGGCGACAAGAAGGTCGCCGCACCGGAGCCCAAGGTCGCGCCGACCGCCCCGGGCGCCAAGACCTCTGGCGCACAGGCCGCCACGCAGCGACGCTTCGCTGGCCTCGGCCGCCAGGGCACGGCCCTGAGTGAGGGCTCGAAACTTGGCTAAGAAAACCGTCGAGGAATGCATCGCGCTGTGTCGCCGGATGTTCGAGAAGCAATCGGTGATCCTGCCCCTGTGGCAGACCTTGGCCGAGAACTTCTACCCCGAGCGGGCTGACTTCACCATGCAGCGGTCGATCGGTGACGAGCTGGCCGACACGCTGGTCGACTCGTACCCGATCCTCGTGCGTCGCGACCTGGGCAACTCCATCGCGGCCATGATGCGTGATGGCGAGTGGTTCACGATGGGCCTGCGCGGCGAGTCTCCGGACCAAGCCGGCAAGGAGTGGTTGCAGTGGTCCACGGGTCGACTGCGCGACTTCATGTACGACCGTCGGTCCGGATTCGTCCGGGCCTGCAAGGAAGCCGATCACGACTACGTCACGTTCGGCCAGCCGGTGCTCAGCGTGGAGCGCAACCGCAACGCCGACGGCCTGCTGTACCGGACGTGGCACCTTCGCGACTGTGCATGGTTCGACGACGAGACCGGCCAGATCGCTGGTGTCGCGCGCAAGTGGCGCCCCGAGTATCACCAGCTGGTCCGCGAGTTCGGCCAGGACAAGATTCATCCCCAGATCCTGCAGGAGATGAAGACCGGACCGAAGGCCATGTTCAACGAGGCCGACATCCGGCACCTCGTCATCCCGGCCGACATGTACGGCGACGAGAAGCTGCAGGAGCGGTTCAAGTACGTGTCGCTGTACATCGACGTCAAGAACACGCACCTGATCGAAGAGGTCGGGCTCAACTACCACTACTACGTCATCCCGCGCTTCCAGACCGTGGCCGGCTCACCCTATGCGTACAGTCCCGCCACCGTGGCCGGGCTGCCCGACGCCCGCACGCTGCAGGCCATGACCCACACGATCCTCGAAGCAGGGGAGCGGATGGTTCGCCCGCCCATCGTCGCGACGAGCAAGGTCATCCGCGGCGACGTGGACCTGAACCCCGACGGCATTACCTGGGTCGACGATGAGTACGACGAGCGTCTGGGCGCCGCGCTCCGCCCGCTGACCCAGGATCGCAACGGCTTCCCCATCGGGCTCGAGATGCGACAGAACATCGTCGACATCCTGGGCAGCGCGTTCTACCTGAACAAGATCAACCTGCCAGAGACCAGTCACGAGATGACCGCCTACGAGGTGCAGGAGCGGATGAAGCAGTTCCGCCGCGAGAACATGCCCCTCTTCAGCCCGATCGAGGCCGAGTACAACGGCCAGCTGTGCGAGCTGTCGTTCCAGATCGCGCTCAACAGCGGCTTCCTGGGATCACCCTATGACATCCCGAAGAGCCTGCGCGGCGCCGATGTGGAGTTCCAGTTCGAGAGCCCGATCAGTCAGGCTGACGAAGAGAAGAAGGCCAACCTGTTCGCCCAGGTGTCCCAGCTCGTGGCGGGTGCTGCACAGTTCGACGAAGCGACCGTCATGAACATCGACTTCGACACCGCCCTGCGCGACGCCATCTCCGGTGTTGGCGCACCGCAGACGTGGCTCAAGCGGATCGAGGAGGTGGCCCAGGGTCGACAGGCCATCGCAATGCAGAGCGCCATGCAAGGCGCAATGGAAGCCCAAGCGGCCCAAGCAGAGGTCGCGGCGAAACAACCAGCGTGAGGTGACGCATGTCACAAAAGCCCAACCCCGCTCTGGCCGTCAAGAAACTGGACGCCCAGGAGCACGAAGCGATCCGTCGGTGCTATGAGGGCACCGCCGAGCCGCACCAACAGCGATTGGCCATTCAGGTCATCGTCAAGGAGTTCTGCCAACCACAAGACCTGCTGTATGTGCCGGGCTCGTTCGACGAGACCGCGTTCATCAACGGCCGGGCCTTTGTGGCCAGCAGGATCCGCGCATACGCCCTGAGACCCGTGGGCAAGACACAAGAAGAGGAAGCCAGCAATGGATAACCAGCACCGACAGATCAAAGGCTACCGGGATCTCAGCCAGGACGAGATCGACATAATGAATCAGATCAAAACCGTGGACAATGAGCTGCACAAGCTGATCGACCAGATCAATAAGGTCCC